AATCTAATATTGATGTAAGGTATGTATTTGCCCCTAAGCAGAGGGTAATGTATGATATAGTAAACAAAGCACAAAATATAACGTTACCGGTTGTTGCTATAAATCTTAATAGTATTTCTAGAGATGAGTCAAGAGTGTTTAATAAACTAACTGGTGGTATAGTACCTTCTACTCTAAGTGAGAATGCTAATAGTTCCTCTAAATTTTTAATGCCTGTGCCTGTAAATCTAGAAGTAAGTATGTCTATACTTGCTAGATATATGCAGGATGTTGATCAAATAATCTCTAACTTCGTACCTTATAATAATCCTTATATTATCTTAACATGGAAAGTACCAGAAGAATATGGTGCAAGTTATGATCAAGAAATAAGAAGCGAAGTATTGTGGAGTGGTAGTTTGAATTATTCTACACCAACTGATACTACTTATTCTGAAAAATTTAGAATAACAGTTGATACATCCTTTACTATTAAAGGGTGGTTGTTCCCAGAGCAAAAAGATACTGTAGGAAATATCTATAAGGTTGATAATAATTTTATAGCTGTAGATTTACAAAATAGAATTTACTCACCTTTAGATCAGCAAATATCAAACAAATCATATACTGATCAAGGTTATGGTGCACTTTCAGGATATGATGATACAGTGCCTACTAATTATACGGAAACTATTACAGTTTCTGGTATACCTGAATTTACGAATATTTTTTATACTACTTCAGGCGTTTTTGAGCAACTAAGAAATACGACTAGCGTTTTAAGTTCACAGACTAATAACTTCTTATTATATGGCAAAGCTTTAAATTATAGTAACTCATTATATATAAGTGCTAATAAGCTCGACTTCTTTACCGACTACCAGCAAATAACTTCTGCTAAATTAGATACTATTAGTGCTTACAAATTAGATGATAGACTGTATAATATAGCTACAGATAATTTAGTAAGTATATCCTTACCAACTTCTACACTAAGCGGTGTAGGTAAATTTACTTTTGTTACGGCTAACGAAGCAGGTTGGGCTTCTTCTCATCAAGCTGCTAGCTCTATCCTTAACCTAGAATAAATATATACAATGGCGGATTCATCAACAACTCCCTCTCAAAATCGTTCATATGTAACGAACGATGGAAGAGCATCTACTTTTGGAAGAAATTTAGTACAATATATTCAAAGTCGATTACCTTACTCTAACGTAGAGCCAGAGGGTGATCAGCTTAATCCCAAGTATAATATATTCAAGAAGACGGGAATGAAAAGAGCAGAAGCGTTAGCAAAAGCTTCAATTTCTTCTTCTAATCCATATAACAACATACCTATAGGAGATTTTGCAAAAGATTCTTCTTTCGGGGATGTAATGTACGCTAACATTCAAGAAGATAAGAATGGTAGATTACGAGATTATAGAATTATAGCTGCTTATTCTGAAGTTGCAGATGCGTTAGACGAAATTTGCGATGAAACTATTAATCCTGATGAAAGCGGATATTCTGCAAAGTTACAATTAAAAGAAGTTGACTTAACGGTTGAAGAAAAGTCAGAACTAGATAAACAATTTCATAGGTATATAGAATATTACGATCTTAAAAATAGAGGTTGGCAATATTTTAGACAGCTTTTAGTTGAAGGTGAATTATTCTTCGAGCAAATTATTCATGAAGGATTTGTTGAAGATGGTATTTTGGGAGTAATAAACTTACCTGCTGAAATTATTGATCCTGTATACAATAATATACAGAATATGCTTATTAAGGGCTACATTTATAGAAAGCCTATTTATAGTCCTGAAAATCCTAAAAAGATAGAAAAAATTGAATTTATTCCTATGGATCAAAACCAGATTACTTATGTAAATTCTGGTGTTTATAACGAAACTAAAAACTTTGTTATACCATTTTTAGAAAATGCTAGAAGACCATATAGGCAGTTATCTTTAATTGAAGATGCTATAGTAATTTACAGACTGGTTAGAGCTCCAGAAAGATTGGTGTTTAATGTTGATGTAGGTAATATGGCTCCTCCTAAAGCTGAAGCATATTTACGTAAGCTTATTCAGAATTACTGGTCAAAGAAAACTTTTGATTTGGATCAAGACAACGTTGTTAAAAAGTTTAATCCTCAATCAATGTTGGATGCATTTTGGTTTGCAAAGAGACAGGGTTCGGAAGGTACTTCTGTTAGTCAGTTAGCTGGAGGTCAAAATTTAGGTGAACTTTCTGATCTAATGTACTTTATTAAAAAGCTATACAGAGCTCTTAAAGTACCTTCAACTAGACTAGATCCTAACGATCAAGCATCAGCAGATGGTTCTACTATATTAAGAGAAGAGCTTAAGTTCGCTAGATTTGTAATGAGGCAGCAGCAAAGATTTGCAGCTGGGTTAAAGAAAGGATTTATTACTCATTTAACTCTTATGGGTATTTTTAAGAAGCTTGATCTTACAGAACAAAATATTGAGATTGAGTTTAATGTACCTACTAATTTCTATGAGTTAAGAGAGAATCAAAGACTTGAATTGAAAGCTGGTAACTTTAATAACCTTGCGTCTTCGGAATTTGTTTCTGCTACTTATGCACAGAAAAAATACCTTGGATGGAAAGACAGAGATATTCTCGCTAATAGAGAGTTTCTTAGAAAAGATGCTGAATTACAATGGGAGCTATCTCAAATTCAAGCAGCAGGACCTAGCTGGAAAGAGCAAGCTGTTGTAGGTGAAATAGCTGGTGGCTGATACAGGAGCTGACGTTCCAGTTGATACGGAAGCAGCCCCTGAAGCTGATGAACCTGCAGCTGAGGTCTAGTTTACCTAATAGGATTTGAGCTAAAGAACTGAGTTCTATAATAAAGAGTTCCTGCTCCTGAAGCAGTTTTAGCTGAAACTTGATTTACGTTAGTTAAACCTCTTAAAGTGATGGTATCGTTATCATCAAGTAAAAAACCTCTACTTACGTTTATAGCTTCAGCATCACCCCAAGCATCTGATCTATCAAAAAGTGTAACAGCTTGACCAGTCTTATTTGATATAAACACTTCTGAACATTCTTGACCTAAAAATGGGGCTGCAGAGTCTCTACCTGATAAACGAACCATAGCTGTTCCGACTATTACATTAAAAGACCTACACTCGTTCCGGTTAAAATATTGATTACTTCTTTCGTTAGTTGTTGGAGCTTCTGGCATATTATTATTTATGCTAGAATAAATAATTTTATGGCACTTGCATGTACTATTCAGCCTCTTTCCGCATTTCTTTCGACAAATCTAAATTCAAAAATTGAAACTTATGATAGATTAGGAGACAGAATAAAAAGATCTTTAGGCTATCCATTAGTTAGTTTAGAAATACATACCGATCAACTTAGAGAAAATATTCAGATAGCAGTTGAATATTTTACTAAATATGCAGGCTTCACTAGAGAGTTTCTTATTTTTGATTCTAATATGTATGAAAAGAATAAAGGAATACGATTAGATTTACTGTATACTTTAGCTAATACTAACTTAACTACTACTGCTAGAAAAGTAGCGGGCACCAATCCTCTAGGTCCTGGACCTGAATTTATAGGATCGACACCAGATTCTGTATATGTAACTACTTCCTCAATTTTATCAGGCAATTTTGCTGATACTAAATTTCCTGTATATACAGATGATACTGCAGTTTTATCAGGTTCTCTTTCTGCTACTTTCACTCCTCTAACGGGAGGTCAAAATGGAATTAGTCAATTTGAATTATTTGATCAAACTCTAGTCTCAACCATTACATCTTTAAAGCTACCTACAGGAGAACTAATAGGTCAGTCTTTATCTGGTGTATTTACAAAATCTCATAAACAAACTATAACACAACAAGGTTCTGCATCTGAAGCAACTAGTTATCAAAATGTTTTTGATTATGATATAATGGATTATAGAAAAGTTGTTGATGTAGTCGATTTCGAAGAAGGTTCTACAACGGGTATTAATACATTATTTACTTTAGAGCAAACACTTGCACAGCAAACTTACTTTAGCTATGCTATGGGTAATTATGGTTTTGATTTAGTTTCATGGTATACTCTTAAAGAGTGGATAGATACAAGAGAAAAAATGTTAGCTATAAGGAGAGACGTATCGTTTAATCCAAGGACGCAATATATGACTATGTATCCGCAACCAGGTAGTGATAGATTTTATGGAGTAGTATCATGCTATATTGAAAAACCAATTAGAAGTGTTATAATGGAGCAATGGATTTACGAATATGCATTAGCACTATCAATGATTACAATAGGAAGAGTTAGAGGTAAGTTTGGATCTGTGAGTTTACTTGGAGGAGGAGCACTTAACTACGATCTACTACAAGAAGGTCAGCAGAAAAAAACTGAGCTTGAGCAGAAACTTATGGAAGGAGCGTCACCTGGACTAGGTGATTCAGATCCAACAATGTTCTTTGTAGGTTAATATCGTTCAGGATTGGAACTAAAGTTCTTTAGATTCTGTGATGACAATAAAAATGTAGTTAAATGGGGAAGCGAAAATGTAATAGTTCCATATTATAGTCCATTAGATAATAAGGGACATAGATACTATGTAGATAATTACATTGAAATATTAGAAGGAAAAAAATTAACTAAGTATCTAGTAGAAATAAAGCATTCAAGAGAGACTAAACCCCCTAAAACAAAATATAGGAATCGTAAACATCTACTTTACGAGCAAAAAACATTTGTAACTAATCAAGCAAAATGG